ACGTCACTGCACGAAACGTTTTGGAATATGTTGATTTCATGAAATTCGGTCCCGCCGTATCTGAATCAGTTGTTAAAACTGATGACAAAGGCAATGTTACCGACGTTCGTGTTCCGACAATCAACGAAAGAAATTCAGACAGAACCCTACGATTGGGATATCGCTCGCTTAACAGCAAGGCCCATGATGTTCGTCATGCGATCCCAGAGATCGTTAAGGAACAGAGTTTCTGTAAAGCTATGGCTCACCTCAAGAGACAGAATGCATTTTCTGATCAGCAAGGGCTTGAAGAAGCATTGGAAAGCGTTGTCAAAACGTGGCCCGACCTTCTCTACGTCACACAGTCAGAACTCTCTGGCATGATTGCTGAATCTCTACAGATCGCTGGCGTGAGCAACTACGACGATCAAACTTGTGCTTTCATGGCCGAAGGCATTCTACGAAAAGCCCACGGTGCTTACACCGAAAAGATCACTCAGATTCTACATCTAGCTGGTGCTCCCAAAATTGAAAAGGGAACAGATGCTTACGAGCATTTCCAGAATGTAGCAGAGCAGTTCTATGGGTCTATCGATGAGAAGTTCGGCCTAGAAAAGCAGGCGTTTTCTGACATTTATGAATCCCTTGCAGTTGTCTATAAAAAGGCAGAGAACCAAGGCGATGAAGATCTTAAGCAAACAACTGCTCAATATCTGAACGAACTAGCCAGCATTCTTAATGGCGACATCGAACCAGATATTACAGTTGCAGAAGATGCCGCCAATCTTGTCAAGGACTTGGTTGAAGCCAATGTGCAAGGTGCTTCGGAGAAGTGGAGTGTTTCTAACAAGCCACATCTAACCGTAAGCGGCGACCATCCACAAATGGCGAAAAATGCCAAGGTTCCTGCCGTAGCCGGTCGACACACTGATGACATGGGCGATTCAGCCGCAGCCATCGGACAAGACAGCATGGAATACAAGAGTGGAAAACATGCCAAGACGATGCGTAAGAACAGTTGGGGACAAGAAGGCGGAAGCGAGATCTTCCCCAAGCTTAAGAACCCATACGTTCCCAAGCCGTTTGGTGATTACACCATGAAGGGAGAAAAGGGTGTCGACAAAGACGCTACTGGACAACACCACTCCACATGGCAATCAAGCGACACATGGCCAAACCTTCAGAATCCTTATGTTCCGAAGGAAGCCGGTGGCGAAGGTGGCAAGGGTCACAAGATGAAGGATGGCCCAGAAACCGATCTAGTTGTAGACAAATAAAATCATTAAGGAGCTAAAGATGGATAACAAGCAAATGCTTCTTGTTGATTGTTGCAGTGGTTCTGGCTTCGAACTCGAATTGAGCGAGGCCACAACCACTCGTGGTTTAGTCAGCTTCCGTGGAAAATTCCAAGAAGCTGAAGCCATCAACAAAAACAAGAGAATGTATCCGTATGATGTTCTTAATGATAACCTTGGTCGACTCGAAGAGGCGGTCACGGAACGACGACTAGTCGGAGAATTAGACCATCCAACGGACTCTATCATTCACTTCGCTGAAGCCTCTCACGTAGTTACCAAACTTTGGTGGGATGGAAACATCCTTATGGGCGAAGGCGAAATATTGAATACTCCCAATGGTAAGATCTTAAAGGCTCTTATCGAAGACGGGGTGAAAGTAGGAATTAGTTCACGAGGAGTAGGAAACGGCAAGGTTAATGAGGATGGCATCTTGGTAATCGGAGAAAGTTACAAACTCATCACCTTTGATGCAGTTGCAGATCCGAGTACATTTGCCGCTTTCCAAGAAAAGGTCGTGACGAAGTCAAAGAAGGAAAACGTAGAACCTTCCCCAGCTCAAAAGCGATTGGATAGCAACCACAATGATGCTACTAACGTCAAAAATGAGGCTAGTAGCATAGATATGGTTAACAAAGAGGCATTGATCGCTTGTTTGGGCGGCTTTGTGAAATCTCAAACACAGAAATTAAAGACGAGGATAGGGTAATGGACAAAATCACTGAAGCGCTAAAGAAAATCCTCCCTGAAGATCAGGTTGCTGAGGTTGCCAAGGCCGTCGAAGAAATGATGGCTGAGCAAGTCAAAGAACTTGAAGTTGAATTCCAAGCTAAATTGGATGAAGCTTATGAGCAAGTGGCTGGCGAAAAGCAAACCGAAGAACAGATCTCCGAGCAGGGATATCAACAGGCTTATGAAATCATAGCCTCTCTGATGAATCGACTTGATGAGCAGCGAGAGGAATTTGAATCCGCTCTAGAAGAGGGATTCGAGGAAGCTTATCAGGAACTATCGAAAGAAAAAGGCAAGAACGACAATATCGAAGTCGGACTTTATGAGGAGTTTGATAAGAAACTCCAAGAGATGAAGAACTTCATGGTCGACAAAGTTGACCAGTTCCTCAATCTACAAGAGTCCGAAATCTACGAGCACGCCAAGCGTGACGTTCTCGACGACCCAACACTGGCAGAACAGAGAGTCATCGTCGAGAAGATGGCTGAATTGCTGTCCCGTTACGTTGAGAGTGACGACCTTTGTGCCGTAAGCACTTCGAAACTCGAAGAAACCATTAAGACCTGTGATGACATCAAGGGTCAGATGAGAATTGTTGAAGCAAGAAACGTCAAGCTATCAGCCCAGAACAATAGGCTCAATGAGCAAGTCAAAGATGCTAATGAGCTTCTGACTGAGGCTGCTAAAACTGACAAGAAAGAAAGAGCGAGAAAAGCAAAGAAAGCAAGCGGGCGTGGTCAAAGAGTTGCTGGTGGTCAGCAAGTAATTGCTGAGTATGCAACTGAACCTACTCAGGGTCAGAATAAGAATCTTACGGAAGATACTAATGAACCCCTGAATGACTTGTTGGTCCTATCCGGGATCATCGAACATTAAGATCGAGGTAACTAATGGTTAATGCAAAGTTTCTGAACGAAGCACGAGAAATCGAAGCCAGATGGTCCAAGCCTCTTTCCAACGGTAAGACTATGCTCGACGGTCTAGACAACCGATACGAGCGTGCCACGACCGCTGTGATGCTTGAAAACCAACGTCTCATGAATGAGGCGATGACTGACACTGGTGACATTGCTCAGTTCAAACGAATCAGTATTCCACTGGTTCGAAGAATCTACCCGCAGTTGATCGCTAACAAGATCGTATCCGTGCAACCGTTGCTCGGCCCGACCGGCTTGGTGTACTACCTGCGTTTCCGCTATTCGTCTAACAAGGGTGCTATGAGAGGTGCAGACCTCAATAGTGGCTTCCCCGCTGACGATGCAACTTCACTCCAGCAGCTAGCTTCCGGTGACGGAAACTTGGAAATCTTCTACACGCATCAGTTCGTGCAGAATGAGACAAGTAGCACTGATGCTGGTGATGATACTAGTTCGGTTTATGCTCCTCTTGAGCACACTCCGGTTCTCGCTGGTACCATGACAGGTACAGTGTATGATGGCGCAACTGCCGTTCATACATTCGTCGTCGCCGAAGACGGCACTTTCACCTTCACTGATATCGGAACACCTTCGGTTTCCGCAACCAGTGGTACGCTTGACGTAGTTACAGGTGAAATGACGCTGACTTGGGATGGCGCTCCTGGCGTAAACCATATTGTAGTCTCTTATGAGTACAACATGGAATGCAACCAAGATCTGCCAGAAGTCAACCTAGTGGTTGAATCCGAAGAGATTGCGGCTAAGACCCGTAAGCTCAAGGCAGTCTGGAGCTACGAAGCACAGCAAGATCTTCGCTCGCAGCACAACCTCGACGCCGAGGCAGAGCTAACAGCAGTTCTCGCACAGGAAATCAACCTTGAGATCGACCGAGAAGTTCTTACGGATCTCCGTAACAACGCCGGTACAATCGCAGTTTGGGATTTCAATACCGCTCTTGGTGACACCATCAAAGAGAAGTATGAAAGCCTCTACGTCAAGGTCGTTGAAGTGTCGAACGTCGTTCATCGTAAGACCCTCCGTGGCGGATGTAACTGGCTCGTCACCTCGCCTGAAGTAGCTTCGGTATTCGAGACAGCCACGGCTGGTTTCGCACCCGCTCCTTCGGAAACCTTCACAAGCAGCCTTGGTATCCAGTATGTCGGTACCATTAACAACAGATGGCGTCTGTACAAAGACCCGCTCTTCCCGCAAGGCCAGATCTTGCTCGGATACAAGGGCGACAGCTATATGGATAGTGGATATTTCTACTGCCCATACGTCCCGCTGACACAGACTCCCGTTGTGCTCGATCCTGAGAGCTTCTGCCCAAGAAAAGGTATCTTAACAAGATATGGCAAGAAACTTCTCAGAGAGGGAGCAAAATTTTACGCCAGAATGTCGATTGCCAATTTCATCATCTAAGATGAAAGCAGCGTAGACAGGTAAAAATACGGCCCAGCCAGAAATGGCTGGGCCTTTTTTATGCGCAAATCCAATTTTTTCACAAAGAAAATTTCAATTTTTCACTATGTTATTTTCAACCTACCCAACAATGACGTAAGGAAAATCATGAAAACAGAAGTGCATAAAGACAACTACGGGGACAGAGTATTCAATTCGAAAGAGATTAAGTTCGATGGCAACGCCCTTTTTGAACCCAAAACTCTCAGCGTTTTTCAAATTATTGAGAGCCTTGCGTACTTGGACACAGATC